AACTGGTAGACCCCTTGTGGGGTGGAGTTGATATACAGCGTCCTAGCGCCCGTTCTAGCCCTTATCTCGGCCAGATAATCCCATTTCTTCTTCTCAATCAATAATGTTGGGTAATGGGTGCGGCGGCACTTCATCTCGATATAGGAGTCGCTGGTGATGCCGTCGTGGCGGTCGGTCGGTGAGACTGGCGTTAAGTCCGGATAAACCGACTTGAGCGCCTCAAAGAGTTCCACCTCGCGAAGGTAAATTAGTCGTCCTGTTCCCAGTCATCGAGCGGATTCTTTATTGGGTCGCTTGGATCAACAATCCAATCGGGATAAGAGCTTCTATCCATCGCAAAGGCGAGAGCTGTGCCTTCGTCCATTCCGGCTTTGCGGCAAGCGTCATACACTTCTTTGGCAGCAATAGCCCAGAAATCCAGTTTGGTAAGAATTGGCTCCTTTGTCGTCTTGCGACGCTTTGCCACTTTCTTCGCTGGCTTCTTAACGCGCTTTGTTGCCACCTCTGCCCACTTTCTTTGCGAGGGCTAATTCTAACTGAGACTCCATCTTGTCGAGGCGCGACACAATGGGGATATTTTCTAATTTGATTATGTAGCGAAGGCCAGCAATAAGTAAGGCAATTGATCCGAGAACTGAGGCTACGAATCCAGCGATGGTATTCGCGTCCACTATTTGACTTTGCCGTAACGCTCGTAGTTTGGGTTAAGCCAATTAATCACGGAAGGCAATACACTCACAAGTGCTGCATTGAGAATGTAGTCGGGTTGAAGTCCTACTGAGAGGTATGTCGAAAGAGCCGTCGCGACGAATGTTTTCGCCCACGTTCCCGCCATCAGTTTCAATTCTGCCATTTTCTCTATCTCCTTCAAGGTCGAACCAGTTGCCGTCTTTGTCTCCCAAAGTTGTAAAGCTAACGTGAAAGTGCGACCGGTGAGGGTTAGCACCTCTGTATTTTCTGCGCTTCCAATTCATAATCGGACTCATAATTTGTCCGTCATAAATAATGTATTTAATGCGCTTATCGCCTCGCTTAGCGCATTTGCGAATTTTCTCGACAAGGGCGTAAGCTTCTTCTTCGTGCGCATTGAGATCAGCATCAATATCTAGAGCGCGGACTATTCCATTCTGCGGTATATGATCTGAAGTGCCTTTCGCCAAGTGGCGAGCATCAGCAATCCAGCCATCGCTACGGCGATCGCGATCAGGATAGTCATCGTCAATCTGCTCCCGAAGTTGCTGGCCAGCTTTGCATAATTTTGCCATTTGATTATTGAGGAAGAATCGCGCTTATTTCTTGAACAGTCAGGCCAAGTTTTTCGTATGCCGTGACTTTAGTTTGCTTCAAAGCAGCTTCAGCTTCTTCTTTGGCTTTTTTAGCGGCTGCGAATTCAGCAATCTCAGCATTTTTAGCGTCTAATTCTTCTTTAGTCATTTCGCGAACAATATTTTCGCCAGTAATTGCATCAAATATGCCAATTTTCATTATTTGTCCATTCCATACACAGTGACTTCACCATATATATTTCCGCCGCCAGAACTTAGAAAACGCATTCCTGTCCAAGTTTGAGCTTCCTTTGTAGAACCGCCAAAAAATGATGCAGAACCGCCGCCCGTGCCGAATTCTTGAAAATACTGTCCATTTACAAAAAGACGCGAGCTGGTTCCGCCTTGAGTTGTGACATAAAAAAAGCCCGTTGTTGGACTCGCCTCAGCTCCAAGATTTGTCGCCAAGATAAATTGACCACCGTTTTCGACTGATCCAAAATCACCCGTAATTGAATCAGGTCTTACGAAAAAGCCGCCGGCGTAGTAACCAGAAGTTTTTGTTGTAGAGGAATATCTAAAACGTAAATAAAGATCTTCAGCTGTGCTGCCCGAAACGGAATGCATATAATTAACAACAACTAAATAATTGTTGTAAGTGCTTGAAAAAACGCTGTCAATGTCTTGTGATGCGACTGCGCTGATGCTTGTCGTGCTGATCTTTGTGAAACCACCAGCACCAGGGGTAGCCCATTTTAAACCAGTTGAAGTTGCTGAATCAGCCATTAAAACTTGACCGTTAGAACCTACCGCTAAACGAGCTGGAACGTCGTTGCCAGTAGCCGAAATTAAATCGCCTTTGGCATCTACAATGGAATTTTGAATAGCATTTGAATCATCTTGAGCGACCCATTTAAAATCTAAATCGCTATTGGAATTCTTGGCTAAAACTTGATCAGTAGTGCCACCCTTAAGATCAATGAATGAAGTATCAATTCCATTACCTAGAGTCCTGATGGCAGCTGCGCCATCCTTTACTAAATCTGTATCAGCTGGGGTTGTCCAGCCAAAATTACTTGTCGTTGGCATTTAGTCTCCTATGCAACTATTGTAGCGTTGAGCCAGTCCAAAGTCGGGCTTATTGTATTCCAAGTCTCAGTCGCTGGGACTGAGTTCCATCTAAACGCCTGAAGGCTGAAAGCAATAGGCGATACGTTTAGAGTTAAATTGAGCTGATTAAGGCTAGCCGTCCAAGTCCATCCCTCGACGAACCCTTGAAATTCACCACCTACCATATTGGCTGGCAAGTTGATGATATTGAGAGGCTGGCCCATAAATACGCCAAGAAGGTTATCTCTGTCAGAATTATCGATTTCCCCGTTAGCGAGTGGGAAAGTTATCTGGCGTAAGGCGAATTGAGGATAAGCGCGAATAAGTAGATAAAAGGCTGCTTGATCCTGAGCATCGCCTTGATTGCGAAGTGTGGTTGATATGGTAGAAGCTAAAAGTCCATACTCAGATATTGACGCTGCATCCTCATCAGTAACTTCTGCGCCCGAAGTTCCATAGCTAATAGTTATCGAATTTCGGACATCGCCAGCTCGTTTGATAATTGAAAGTCCCGGACCGATTGAGTGATTGCCGTCCAAATCAACATAACCGTTAGTTGCTAGATATTCGCCTCGATGAGTTGAATCAGCGTAACCTATGCGACCTTGAGAATCCTCATAAAGATAACCGAGTCCGCTCGTAGCAAAGCGAGAAGCAAGATTATAAACTGTATCGTCTAAACCACTTTCAGAATGCAGTTCGTAATCTCCCGGAGTATCAATTTCACCCAATCCGCTATTTTCTGCGTTTAGCCATTGCGTCGTTGGCTCATAGGTTGCCCAAGTCAAAGATGCCGGGACTTCATTCCATTGATTGAATAGAACTGTGCTTAAAAGTTCCTCTATGCGATTTCCATCAAATTGATGCGCAAAGTTGCCAACATAAACGGCGCGATTAAGTCGGGCTAAAGCTCCTACGGCAGTTATCTGAATTCTTTGGCTAGTAGCGGTTGAGCCAGAAGTTTGGACTGTAACACCTAAATCAGTTATGAAACCGCCAAATAGATTTACATAAGTGTTGGTTGAATTTCTAACCTCAATAGTAACTGCGTCATTAATCTCATAGGGAACTGCTGTCTCAGCAGTTTCAATCAAAGTTAAACTGCAATAGCCTGCAAGAGGTTGCGAATATATGTCATTTCTACCAGAAGTAATGGTAAGTCCGCTAAGGGTTGCACTCGTAACTGTGGAGCCATTCACCTTGACTCGATAAACGGGATTCCAAGCGGTCATATTGTTAAGGTGTCTAGCGAGCCGGTCCTTCTCTGGCTTTCATTCAAAGCTTCTATAACTGATCTAGTAAAGCCTTCAGAATCAATGGCTGATGGAGCATTTACATTTATAACAATTCCTTGATTTGGATTAGAAATTACATTACCAGCGTTTCTATCTTCGATGCGTTGTCTGATTGCCTCAGTTTCAGCTTTTAATTCATCTCTGCGAGTGATTGCATCCAAAAACGATTGAGTCATTCCAAATGGTAATGTGCTAGTAAATGGATTAGTAAAATTAGCATTAGAAGTAAATGCTCCGGTGTCTTTCAGAGGGCTATATTTGAAATTGGGATCAAATCCAGTTTCGTTAAATGAAGTGTTGCTGAAAGGATTGATGCTACCTAGCCATTTACTTAGAGGATTGTTTTTTAGGAAATCCACAAATTGCTTATATTTATTATAAAGGCTTTGGAAAAAATTGACAGCTTGTCCGACAATATTGACTAAAGTAGTTACTGAACTTACTAGACCGGTAAAGGCTAGTTTGAGACCAGCGTTCATAAAGGGAACTAGGAAATCTTTGACAAAGTTCCATAACGCCTTAAATTCTTCCTTGTTGTTTTCAATTGCTGTCGTCAAAGGTTTGATTTTGTCTTTGACAGTATCAACAATTGGCCCGACATTATCGGTAAAGTATGTGACGAGATTAGTAAGTATTGGTAAGAGTCGAGCGCCAATGGATTCTTTGGCCTCATCAAAGGCAACTTGCAGTCTCTGTAAGCGACCTTCGAAGGTTTCGGCTTGAGTTGTGGCCTGTCCGCCGAAGGTATCAGATAATTTCTTAGTTACCTCATCGAAAGTCATTGACTTCAATTCAGCGGTAGATAGTCCGACGCCCAGTCTCGTCAAAGCTGAGGTATTGCCATCGTAGGCTTTAGCCAGAGCCGCAGAAACGCTTTCGAGCGATTTACCTGATCCAGCGGCGACGTCCAAAGCCAACTTCTGTAAATTCTGGGCTTTCGTGACGTCCTCTGTGGCGCGGACTAATCTTTCAAAGGAAGGTCTCAATTCATCATCGGCAATCCCGTTAGCCAATGACAATTGCTTTATTTGTTCCTCGACTGATGCAATTTGTGAATCTGTTGCGTCGGTGACATTCTTCAGTGTCGTAGCTAATTTGGCCTGAGCCTTCTCATCCTCGATTGCTGCTTTGACGCCATCAACTAATAACTTGCCAGCATAAGCGGCTGCGGCAGCGGCGGCGACGGCAAAGGCAGCGGCCGCCTTCTTTCCAAATTCACCTAATTTGTCGCCAAAACTTGATACCTCGGTTTCGCCTTGACCGAGTTTCTTCTTTAGATCATCAACATCAGCAAGGATGGATAACTTGAGCGTTCTATTACCGGCCATTTGTTATCCCCATTTCTTTAGAATTGTATCGAAGGCTTCTTCCCATTTTCGCACTAGTTCAGGCTGAATCTTGCGAAGTGTTGGGTAAATAAAGTACCCAGAATTACCTCGTCCTTTGTTAGGGGTGCGTCTTGGGAACTGACGGTAACGATTAGAGCCGAACTCGTAACCTGCCCAGAGTTTTTGAGTTGTTCCGCCACCAGAAAAGCGCTGAGTTGCAAATCCGTAACTGAACTCGCCAATCTTGGATGATTTACTAATCCTAACGCCAGTTGCGATGCGATTGACAGCGGCCTGTCCAAAGGTTCTCGTGATTGAATAGGCTTTGATTTCATTGGCAGCGTATAGTGCCAAAGCGCTGGACTGGGTTTTGGCTTCATCAACGGCCGCTTCATCCATAGCTTTGAAGGCTTTAAGGATGTCGCGAAGTTCTGAACGATCATAAGTAATCGTCTCACCGGCCACCACTTCTCTCCTTCAATATATCCAATGCGGTGTAAATATCATCCGCATCATCCCAAAATTGCTTTGGGATTCCTGTTTCTATTGCCAAGAGTGTCAGAAGATAATTTAGGCTTCCGACTGCGAAACTTTTGGGTCTCGATTCACCACTTCAATATCGGCGACAGTCTCCATCCATACTTCGAAGGATTTGACGGGCTTGCCAGCCGCTTCGCGTTTCATCGCGTTGTAGGCCAAGAACATTACGTCCCAGACACCACCGAGATCGTTCAACGACTTGCCAGTTGTCTTTTCCCACTTGGCATACTCGGGCGGTTGAGCCACGTAAGTAGCTTGCTCGCCCGAGTTATATGTAATTGTGATTTCTGATTTCATTGCTCCCGATGCTCCGATCTATTATGTGTAAGACTCTGAAGGAGTTCCAACGACTGTTAATGTCCAAGTATCAGTAAGCGCTGCTGGAGCTGCGCCACCTGCAGTTGGGAAGATTGGCAGAACATTGAATGTAAATACTGCTCCAGTTGCGGCGGTAAATACAACTTGAACTGTGGTATTTGGATTTTGTTCAGCGTTATTCCACATTGACTCAAAAAGTGAGCCGTGAGCGCCAGAAGCACCCCAGTCTTGCAGAAGTTCAATTGTGAATGTCCATTGCTTATCAACTGACTTATAAGCGCGACCATCAAGAGTCTGATAGGTCTCGATAATTGTTTCAGCAGACAAAGTTGCTGAAGTCGTTTGAGCGTCGTATGGCTTCGTATCAAGAGTGAAGGTTACATCGCGCCCCGTAATTATTGTAGTGCTCATTTATTGGGTCTCCTATGCGGTTTGCTCGTAGCGGACGCTCAAGCGAATATCGGAAACTAACAAGGTCGTAGTTCCCACTTCAGTTACCGAAGGTCTTTCGACAATAGATAACTCATACTTGGAAGCGTTTAACTTACCAAGAATACTCATAACTAATTGCTCCAGATTATCCAGAGCTGCGGCATTGCTGAAATACGCAACACAAGCCGTAATCGTATAATTTAATTTAACTCTAGTTGTAACTTTACCGAGGACTTCAAGCTCCATATAGGGCGAGTCTGGAATTATTACAATAGCTGGAACGATGGGTGATTCTGGGACTGAGTCGTAGATATTAGCGCTAACTGTGGATAAAGCGGTTTTGATTGCTCCGCGGACATCTGTTGAAATTGGCATTAACCCACCATAGTTTCAACATCAAGATAAGGGCCAAGTAAGCCAGTTACTTTGGCGAGTAAATTTTTAGATAGGCGATAA